TAGGGCTGTCACTATTTTTAGGTGTTCTCAACGGTATTCCATCTGAAACATCACGTTTCATTGATTGCCCTGTACCATTACAAGATTTACAAGTTTCCCCTTCTATTTCACCCTTACCTTTACACGCATCACACTTACCAGCATAAAACCAGAACACAGGAAAACCATGCAGCTTCTTGTAAATGTTATTTACTGAGTTGTCAATCAAATACGCATCTAAGAGCATTAATTGCTTATGAAGAACACTAGCCTTTAGTCCGTTTAATGTGTTTACAATTGGGCTGTTTTGAATCGCTGGAACTATACCAAAAGGATTAGGGATAATCTCTTTAATGTAAGCCCCCTCACCTTCGCCAACTACTAAGTAATAGTTAGCATCGTCTACAACCCACTTGTACGTTTTACCAGTCTTTTTATCAGTTGGTATAACAGACTTTTCTTCTTCAATCTTGTGAGGCTCAAAAACAATATATTCAGGCTGTGTGCCTTTAACATACATCTTATTGATGTCATATATTGACTTGTAAACTGGATAAGCATTTTCACCGTCTACACTAGCCTCAACAAATAGCAATCCATTAGGGTCTGAAACAAACCTATCAAACCACTCATTGCGTAGGTAATCTTTTACAGGCTTTTTGTTGCTTGCCTGTAGTATTTTTTCTGTTAGGTCAATCTTAACAGACTCAGGGGCTTCTATGCTTACAATACCACCTTTAGCACTCCAAGCATTATCAACAGCTCTGAGTAATGAACTAATCATTGACTCGTTTGATATTGCATACTTCTTTCTAAGAGCTATTTGAGTGTCGTTCTCTAGTCCTTGTATCTTGGTTAGGTATTTAGTTAAACCTACACCGTAGTAATGCATTCTTAGTAGATCAGCCTCTTTTCTTGCGTCTTCTATCCACTCATCAGGAATAGAATCACTTGCTAACTCTAATACTTGCCCCTCTTCTAAGATCATTTTGTTAAAATTTTAACCTTTCGAACAAAAATAATCAATTTTATTAAAAAAGTGAGTTTTATAGGAATACGTCGTCTTCTGGTCTTGTTACATAACTTACATAATACCTAGCTGCATCTAATAAGTGATTCCACTTGTCAATGGGCACACCCCCACGTCTATCAATCCAAATGTAGTTATTAAGCTCTTTCACAATGTTAGAAGATAATTCGTCAATTACCAGTGTGTAATCCTGCATTATCTTAATACCTTCTATTATTGATCCTGCTGGCTTTCTTGCTCCTTCTACATTCACACCTGCGTTTGATAGGTCGTTTATAGTTCTAGGGCTTGCGCTATCTGCAATTACTAGTTTGTGCTTTGTTATTGATTTTACAATATCAGATAGTTGATTAGTACTAAGGTTGTTTTTGTATAATTCTTCTTTTAAATAGATTCTCTTTTGCTTGTTGTCTAATGCCACCTTAACCAATGAATCAGGGTCTTTGCTACCAAAGTCTAATCCATATCCAAAAGGTAATGACTCATCAAAATCGCCATATTCCCAATTCTCATAGATAACCCCATCCGCAGAATCCAAGAACCCACCTAAAACAACATGTTTATACCTCTTCCAGTTCTTTTTAACTATATGGTTTACGTCCTCTCTTTCTTTTACTGATAGTGCCTCATAATAATCATAATCAGCCTTTAGAGCTTCATAGTCTTTCCTGTTGTGTTCGGCTAGGTTATCAATATTGTCTAAGTATGTGGAGTGTATGTATAGTATCCCGTCTTTTATGCCGTTAAAACCCTCTATTACTTCGTTGTTTTCAAAGAACTCTTCATATAACCAGTGTTCTCTAGTAGGAGGGTTAAATATTATCATTGATAAACATTGCACATCTGTAGCCCTAATAGATCGTTTAATCTTTACCCATCCCTCATAGCTTTCAAGCTCTTCACCTTCTTCTGTTTGAAACACACTAAACCCTTCTAATGATTTAAGCTTTGCTGTCTGGGTTCCTACACTTGTCTTCTGACCTGTTATACTGATCTTTCCTTTGCCATTGTTTACTGAATAAATTTTGTTTGCAGCGGTAAACCGATCCTCTAAACCTAACATCTCTAGCCTACTCTCTAAAGCCTCTGTAATAGAGTTGTCAGTACTTGACATTGTTTGCCTAGTGTAAAGTATTCTATGATCGTATTGTGCTGCTGCTATTGGGTTCCAACAAGATACTACAAACGTTTTACCAGAATCACGACCTCCCGATATTAAAACCGTGTCCACTTGTGACAAGTCCTTCCAGTATTGTTGTTCTTTCTTAGTTAGCTTTTTGAATGAGTCGCCATTAATTACATTCCAAGCTTCTAATAATTGGAAAAGGGGCTGGTATACCTTGCTAAAGGTTACATCCATTATTTAAAGTTAATTGATACTTTGTCTTTAGGTAGTTTCTCTCCCTTGGTTGTATGGTCTGTGTAAGATTGAGATAAAGCCTGTCTTTCTTCTTGTGTTCCAATTAGCTTGTACAGTGCTAATATCTCCGCTGCCTTATCGCTTCTTAATAGTTTATTTCTAAGTTTTACCTTGGTGCTAACCTTGTTGTTATTTAACAAAGCTTTTATATTATCCATTTCGTCCGAGTCAGCAGGGAACTTTTCAAAGAATGTAGACCTAGCACAAGGCATTAATGTCACTACGTCCTCCAAAAAGTAAACATCTGGATTCTTAGCGTGTTCAATAGCTTCTTTGTATAAATCTTCTTTCTTATATCCCATAGTACTACTACGTTTAAATCTCTGGAAACATTTCCTTTAGGAAAGGGTTTGTTGTTCTTATCTTAAGTGGCTTGTGTTCTAAATTGTGAACGTCCTTTATGGCTCTATCATAAAACTGTCTTTCCCTTATCTCTTCTTTCCTATCGTTATGTCTTTGTGCGTAGTTGGCTTTCATACCTTCGCCTCGTTTACCCCAATAATATCAAGGTTTAAAGTTTCTCCCTTGTCATTCACTAACCACGTGCTACATCCTTGTGAAGCAAAGTCATAAACCTTATCAAATATCTCTTTAGTCGATGCGCTTATAACTATTCTGTTTTGTTTTCTGTCTACATCTGATATTGCAAGGTCAAAAGCAATCTGATTACGAATCATACTACTATAGCTTACTGGTGTAGGCATTTCGTCATGTCCACATTTACAATTAACACACTCACAGAGTAGTCTTTTGTTTCTTACGTCTAGCATAATATTGGTTTTGAATAGTTGTCGTTATAGAATGAATAGTTGAGAGTCACTTCTTGCAGTATTGCTTCACAGTATCTTTGTAAATCATACTTTGGTTTCATCCCTGCAATTGGGTTGTATTCTACAATGTGACCGTTTTGGTATACAAGTTCACAAAGCACTAACATATCTCCTTGTTGTATCCATTCCATAGAGTAAAGATAAACAAAAAGGGTAATTAATTAAAACTACCCTTCTCACCTATTCAAAATATGAAAAAACCCAAAAACTACTTTTCTTCCTTCTTTTTCGCTTTCTTCATTAAAGCTCCATTAAGATACTTCCATTCGCTATCTTTTGGAAGCTCAAAGAAAACTTTCTTTCTACCTCTTGCTTTCATTGTCTTTGCCAGTTTAAGCAAAAACTCAGCATCTGAGATAGAATGAGGTGTTAAGTCCCCTTTTTCATTTATTAAATCAACCTTCATATTATGCTGGCTTCACGTCAGTACCATAGTTAAACCCGTCCTCTGCCTTGATAAAGCGTGAGTCTTGGTAATAACCTTCCTCTAGTCTAAACTGAAACTTATACATGAACCTTGAACCTTTTGCAGCCTCTCTACTTGGGTCTGAACCAATAAACGTGTCAGGGCTAATCTTTAATCCAGCGTAAGACGGTGTATCCGCTATTTCTCTTGCTTGGATAAAGTTATCTCTGTATACGATGTAACAAGTAATGTTAGGCTTACAGAAAAGTGCGTTTAAGTTTTCGACTACTGTTGGGTTAGGGTCTTCAATCATTGCCGTAACAAGTTGAGGTACTATACCGTCTGCAGTTGGTGCTCCGTCTAAGTTTTCTGATCCTTCAATAATATCTACCTCAGTAAATGTCACCTCTGATAAGTTAGGGGTTACAGTTATTTTGGTAGCGTCCGTTGCATCTGGAAGATTTGGCGTTGTCCATGATGCTGCTAGTTCTATTCCGTTTACGCCATCTACAAACGCATTCCCTGCATCGTCTTCATCTTGGAAGAAAATACGAGCAACCTTAGTGTGTTTTTCTTTACACGCATCTGGGTCTACTGTTGGGAATACCGAATTATCCGGGCAATCACAGCTTGCTAAACTACTCATTTGTAATTCTATTTAATAGTAAAAAAATAGAATTGTCTTTATCTATAGCAAATATAGTGATTATTTTTAATCTATCTCTTTTATATCTTCATCCATATCAGGAAGAACATCCAAATACACCTCATACACTTTGTAG